TGCCACCTGATGCACGTGCTCGGTAGGTACGATGATGTCATCACCGTACACCCGAACACGTCTGGAGACGCGCTCTATTTCCTTGTAAGATGGGAATTTACTAGACCCATCTATGATCGCTGCGATCGCTAGACTTGCGAAAACAACGCTCTGTACAGGGAACGTAGTAGCGTTACCCATGCCTGCGTACTTCCTCAGTTCAGAATGGTAGTTACCATCTTTGAACCGAGGTGAGCGACTGCGGATCAGCCAGGATAAAAACCTTGGTCTAAACCGGAACACCTCTTCTACTATCTTCACAGATAGTAGATCGGATGCCGATTTAAGGTCCATAGTAGCCCATACGCCGGTAAGGGAGCCGATCAGCGCTAACTTTTGGTTATGCGTCTGATCGGTTAAGTCCAAGCAGTTACGAAGCACGGAACAACGTGATATGTTATCACGTAAGACCGTGTTGAGACCTTGTTGGACAAACTGTCTAACAACGGGCTCAATGGTGATTGTCCTTCGTGAAGTCGATGACTTCAAGACGGAAATCAGCTTGGACGTATCTCCAGAGACTCCGTATTCAGAGCTATTCGATGAGTCGGCAAGACCGTGAAGCTCATAAGCAACACAGTCAAACCCAAGTTCATCGAGCACGAGCGAATGCTCGAGCAACGACTGCCACTTCTGGTTAGTCGATATAGATTCGAATACGGCTCCAGGCCCGTGTTTGCAGGGTAACTCCCGCTCATCGAAAGTATCGATGTTTGGGAGAATTGACCTGCAGACAGCGGAGAGTATGAAGGATTGCCTTTCATCGAGGTCAAACTCGGTGAAACACGCCTCATCACACTCTCTAAACTCGGAACGTGCGGAGAAATCAAGCTCCTTTGCTCGATCCTCATCACCTCCAAGTTTCTTAAAGAGACGTAGAATCTCCCGTAAACATTTCACAATGTGAACGGAAGCGTTCTCTTTAAGAAGGCCTGTTTCAGCTACGAAAACCTCACAGAACATACCTGAGAAAAGTCTCGGGATTGTTCCCCCTTTGGTCGTTTTAAAACCAATCGGGCAGGTGAACTTTCCATCTGCAAGTCCTCTATCGAGGCTTTGGCAGAGAGAAGGTAAGGCAATGGTGAGAAAGCCATTGCCCTCGTTTTCGAACCGCTTCTCGAGCGTGATGACATCACGTTCGAGGCCTTTCACATCAGGCTCTAGTCTTCTTACGTCTGTAAGAAGACTTCGAAGGAGAACTATCGGACTTTTCATCTCTTCCTCCTTGAGGTAAGGGATTCCGAGTCCTATGGTTTCCGAACCGCTTAAGGAGCCTCTCGTTAGAGAGAGCTTCTTCCCTCCGCATCTTCCGAACCAAAATCAAAGCTGTATTGATATCCTTGTAAAGGCGTATCGTTACAGTAGTGATCCAGAGTATGAATACCATCACGGTTTTCATAGTCTGTATAGGTTCGGTAAGCATTTTGGTGGGTCCTTGTACAGTGACGAGCGCCACCCTTCTTCTCATAAGGGTCAGCCTTGATACATACGCCATAAAACGTACGAATCGAGGCAAGGCGAGCGTCACAACGTTGGTGCGGGAACATGATGCAACTCCTGTTAAAGGGAGGAACACCATGTCCCATCCCAACGTTAATGCAGGCGAAGGGTCAAACCTAAGACTGCATCTGAACGAGGCGAGCGGGCGTCACTTCAGTATCGAAAATCACGTCACGGAGGGCTTCGACGAGGTCGACAATGTCGACGTCGGAAAAGCCAAACGATGGGCGTGAAATCGATATTGCAGCAGAGGCGACTTGCTTCTGCACGAGGCCGCTGTAGGGATTAGTGGCATCCTTCGTCCAGCTCAATTTGAGATAGTGACGGTTGCCATTCTTTCCGGGCGTATGGGAGATCATGGTTGAGAAACCAGAACCTCCCGTGTCGATACGCTCCGATCCATACCCATCTGACTTGACAACAGCCAAGACCAGTTGGGGAATGGGCGCAGCAGCAGCGATAGTGACGGGATCGGCTAACATAGAACGTCTCCTGGTAGTGAAGATAGGCTCGGGGCGGTATTGCCCGTCGTCCTTACTTACGACGACTTGCTAATATCGCCGCGAGTATAGATTGCTGGTACAAGCTCAAGGAGCTTGGTTCCAGGATCGTCTTCACATCATACGATGAAGTAACGTTTCTGCGTATTTGCAGCGTGTACTCGAGGGTAGATTGGTGACTCAAAGTTCTTGTGATCTTTGAATCGTTCCAAGTACCGTCGACCCACTGAGACGTTATATCATCAATCTTCGCATTACGCGTGGTACGGATCTCACCTTTCGTGATACCGGTGAGCATCCCCCAGTTGATTAGTGACGGATCCGAGTTAATTGTGTCAATCGCTTCGACATAATTACCAAGGCCCGTAAACCAATCAACCAGCCAAGTCCAAGGGACAAGATTGTACAAGTCCGTTGGCATTGGGTTCACGCCTATCTTATGCAGAAACAGTTGTTTCTGGAAAGATGGGACATTAACCTTCGGGAAATCGAAAGTAGCATTCACTACACATCGTAGTTCGTGCTTCCGTCGATGTTCATTATTCCAAGTTACGGAATAAAGCTCTCCCGTAGGGTTGTCGTAATTGAAGACAGGAGTACCAGTCGTTTTCCCAGCAAACTTGCTGAGAGAACGGAAAGTTGTTGGTTGACCAGATCTGCGCATGAGGCGATTAACCTCACGCACAGCACGAACTGGTTTTTCCAACAAGTCCATAACGTCC